CATCGTGTTCGTGTATCGAAAGGAAAAGTTATCGTTAACCTTACTGGGTTAGGAATGGATGTAATTTACAAGGCTGATGAAGTAGATGGGATGTGGATGGTGCATGACCCTGATGCTCCTCATACTTATGCGCAAAACTTAGCAGACTCTCAGAGACCGTATTGGGCAACATCTGCTGCTATTCTTCTGCGCTCAGAAAAAGAGCGTAAAAAAGAAGAAGATAAACACGACGAGAAAGCGCATGTTGAAATTGAGCCTCTTGCTAATCACAAAAAGAAACCAAAGAAAGTTGATGAAGACCAGTTCTTCAAACGTGGTCTAATAACTGCATTAGAAATGATTGAGCACATGCTCAAAGAGAAAACTACCTTTACAGGTCCAAAAGGACTTGGTATTGACTATGCTACACCGGGTAACTTCAACACAGGTGGCACAGAACTTATCGACCAGACCGCTCTTCCCGACTATGACCCTGTTGTGCGCAGAAAACCTAGAGAAGACCCAAAGAAAAGAGGTAGCAAGAGTCTTACAATAAACTCAGAAAGAGGAGACAGAGCCGTTATTGAGAGCGATTCTGAGGGTGCTTCTATCAATCTGCGCAATAATCGGGATTGATATACCATGAAACAACCTCGGGAAGTCTGATGGCTCTGATGATGTCTGCTCCGGTGAATGACCCCATCCTTCTCAAAGGATTGGGTCAGGACCTTGTTGTAGCAGGATACGCCAGCGTCGAAATGGTCGACAAACAAGGCGACCTCATTACTCGTGATGCTCTAAGAGATGCTTTTGGTAAGTTCATGAAAGCAGATGGTTTCCGAAATGTCCAACTTGCTCATTCTAATATTCAAGTTGGAGAAGTAATTCCTACATATACTGATACGTCTGGACGAATGTGGAAGTCCGAAGTAGACGACACAGGAATGTTTGTTGTTATCAAGTTACGCGGCGACATAGAGAAGGCTCGTGAAGTCGCTGCTGAGATTCGCAAGGGCAATTTACGCTCTTTTTCTATAGGTGGACAGGCTTTTGAGCGTGTTAATAAAAATGATTCCTCTCGTGGTGATTACCGGGAGATTCGACGAATGGAACTGCATGAAGTTACCATTTGCGAAAAGGGCATCAATCCAGAAGCCCAATTCCGAATCCTAAAAGAGGATACAAGCAACAAAAATGGTGATAATATGACTGACCCGATGACTGAACTGAATAGCGTTCTTGAACGTCTTTCCAAGCGATTGGAAGATGTCGAGAAAGCCGAGAACGAAAAAATGGCTTACGAAGACATGGATAAAGGCAAGATGCCCGAAGGTCTCCGTGAGCACATGGAAGGCAAAAAGAAAGACTCCAAAGACGAGGATAAGAAAGATTCCGAAGATAAGGAAAAGGCTGAATCCGAAGACGAGGACGAAGACGACAAGAAAAAGGACGATGATAAAATGGCTAAGAACGAAATGGACGATGTAATTACAACTGACTACCTACAGTGGTTAGAGTCTACTGTAAAGAGCGCAGGATACGACCCAAGTGCAGCACGAAGCCACTTTGATGAAGTGGAAAAAGGCTACGGACCGGGCGAAGATGGTGCATCCCACCGTGGACAGCCTCCTCTTGGTATTGTTGGTGAAGGAACCACCGCAAAGAAACCTAACTTCGGTGCAGGTGGAAAAGGCAATCAAAATGTTATCAAGGGTTCAGACTTTGTTTCTCCTGAGTCTGTTTCTTCTTCTGATATCGAGCAGGCATATGAAGTCTACAAGGCTGCTGCAAAAGAGCAACACTTCAAGACTGACCTCGGTAACTACTTCGAGACTCGTCTCCAGAAGGAAATGAGTGAAGAAGCAAACGAGGCTGCTCGCCAGAACTTTGATTCTCGCGAACCTCTTGCTGACCTACAGAAGGCTGTTCTTTCGCTCAGCGAGCGAATCGATAACCTAAGCAGTGGTAGTGGCGAAACATTCGCTAAGTCTGAGGCATCTGCTCAGACAATTCCTGTTCCCGACACGAGTGAATTGGCTCGCATGGAGTGGGACGATGTCCATCGCCTAGCGAACCGCGCTCTACGTGGAGGTGAGTGAATATGGCAAGAGATTACGTAAGAACAATTCAAGACATGGAAAGATACTACTACGGCGGTAACGCCTTGACTGGATATACCTACAGCAGTGGGGATATACTCAAGGCTGACTCTCCGTTGATGAGCACAACCGCTGGAACATACCAAGCAATCTACGGACGAAAGGTATGGTCTCAGTTGAACCAAGAGTTCAACGCATTCAGTATCATGCCTAAGAAGCCGTGGGAGCGCAGTGGATGGCGAATCATTACCGCCAAGCCTTCCTTCGCGAAGGGTGGCGGTGTTGCTGAGAATGCAACTCTACCGGACACCACCAAACCGGACTTCCTACATGTGGCTGCAAAGCCTAAGACAGTGGCTCACACCTTCGACCTATCCGAAGTTGCTATGTTCCTATCGGACAAAGATGACGGATTGGGCGATGTGCGACAGGTCCTCAAAGAAGAAATGGGTAAACACCACGCTGACCACATCAATCAAATGCTATTGACTGATGTTGATACACCAGCAGCAAACGACTTTGAGTCGCTTGACCGTCTAACTTCTGACCCTGATAAGATGACTACTGGAACTAACCACGTTAGTGCAACAACCGACCACGATATCTACAGTATCACTCGTGACGGCTCAGTGGGCTTCCACAGTGCTGAGGTCAATGTATCAGCAGATGCATCTGCCACAGACAGGAACTTGAGCCTAGACCACTTAGATAGTCTGTTCCAGCAAATCTGGACTCGTGGTGGTAACACCAAGGTTATCCTAACTGGATATGATACACTAATGCGTGTTCAGCAACTTCTACAGAGCCAACAGCGATTCATGGAATCCAAGCGTGTTACACCAACCTACAACGGTGTAAAGGGTGTTCCCGGTATCGAGGCTGGTTTCCTTGTTGCAACCTACAATGGTGTGCCACTTATCCCAACCAAGGATATGCCGACTGATACTATCAGTCGTCTGTATTACCTTGATACGGATTACTTGTGGTTCCAAACTGCTATCCCAACACAATACTTTGAGTCTGGTATCGAGACTGGTGACCCGTTCGCCATCAATCGTCTTGGTCAGGAAGGACTTTACCGAACAATGGGTGAAGTCTGGGATTCATTCTTCGGCGCGAGCGGGAGTATTCGTGACCTCCAGTGAGGTCTAAGGGACAATAATAAGGAAGTGATGAAAAATGGCAACAACTACACACAGAGGAATTACATACACAAGTAGCGGCAGTGCAACTATGCAGGTTCAATTAGACCTACCACTACAAGCAGGCGTAGACCAAGACGAAACAACTTGGCTAACATCCTATCCGGGGGCTTTGACCTCCTTTGCAGCCCGTCAGACTGACGGAGCAAACAGGATGCAACCTCGCCTCGTTTGTCTTGGAGTTGGTGCATTTGCAGAAGGAGAAACAATCACTCTTAGCGGAGATTGTAATGTTATCATTAGTGCACTTGCACATGGAACTGACGCTACTGCAAATCTTGGTGTAACATCTAGCGGACTTGTTCTCACGGCTGACTGTGAAGCAACCACTGATGGAACCACTAACGATACAAGCAACGCTGTAATCTGGATAATTGTCGGTTAAGGTGAATCGACATGCCTACGGTGCGCTACATTGGCCCCAAGAAGGCTGGCTTTAACGCTGGCCCTCTTGGTTGGTTCGATTACAAAGTGCCCAGAGAGGTATCTCAAGAATGGATGGAACGATTTCATAGTCGTTTGAACAGTGCTCTGTATGAGGTCACTGGTTACAGTCCATCAAAACCTGCTCCATCAAAACCTGAGGTCGTTGAAGAAACGGTCGATGAAGGTGATGATGGAATCCCTGATAATGGGTGGTTAAAGAACGATATTGTTGAGTGGCTAGAAGCCCGTAACGTCGAAATCAAAGCAGGAGCAACTAAGAGAGTCTTACTCAGGCAAGTCGAAGAATTGAATAACGAGGAACAGGAGTGAATCAAACATGGCAGCAGGCAATACGAGCGATATACGACCACATGTATTAGGTGACTTATACATGTTAACTGGAACTTTTACTGATGGAGGGACTGATGTATCTTACGCAGACCACCTCTCCGAGGTTCTAGCAGCAGGTGGACACGTTACCAGTCTTTACGATACAGGTATTAAACTCAATGATGGAGACGATATGGCAGTTGGAGACACAGCAATGGTAGTCGACACTGTAGACGTTAGACTTCATTTTAATGTTGGAGAAACAATTTACAACAGCGCAGGTGCAAGAGTGGGAGTTATTACAGCAATTGCAAGCGGAACTGCACTTACTATTGGTGCTGGTGTCTTAGTGGCTATCGCTAACAATGCTAATCTATTCAAAATAGGTCCTGACCAGAGCGCAGTGACTCTTAACGACGGCTCACTTGCAGTGAGCATCGATGAGACCAACAAGTTCGTGGTCTTTGGTAACGGTAATCTCGGAAACACGAGCACTGCACACACCCAAGATGGACGTTGGTGGATTCTAGGTAAGAGATGAGGGTGATGGCCCTTGGCTCTTCCAGCAATTAACACCCAAGTGTATATCTTCCCCAATGTGGGGCCGTATTATACAGGATTGTCTGTGAAGACAGAAGTAACAATCAACGCATCGGGAACAAGTAGTGTCGTTACTAACGATGCTGCTGACGCAGATACAGATTTTACCACGGCTAACGCTAACGGTATACTAAATCCTAATGCAAAGCAGAACAGTGCTACTAATCTATACGTGCGCAGAACAGATGTAGGTCTATCAGGACCGGGGTTTATCTTCATTGGGTGGGTAACAGCCACCAACGTAGGAAGTGACCCAGAAACATTCACTCTGCAAGAAAAAGCATCGATTACTATCTCAGCAGATACTAAATTGTATTGTGATACACACGCTCCTATGCTAAACGGTCGAGTTCTCGATGTTCTAGCAGGCTCTTCTGCATCTGTTACAGATGTTAGCACAATGACCGAGCGTGGTCAGATTCTAGTGAGTGTATCCTACGCGGGTTGAGGGTAGGAACATGACGCCCGAAGAAGTGTATCGGATGGCCCGTCAGGGTTGGAAGATGGATGAGGGCGCAGCGGTAGCCTCAGACGAAAAAGATAGACTCAAAGGTGTGATAAAACAACAGAATGTGCGCTCTCGGAATATCCGAGACGTTCTAAACATAGGTTCTGGCACACGCTGCAAGTATTGTGGTATGCTCCATTTCCTTTATCTAGAACGATGTGGTTCATGTAACAAGCCGATGGAGTATAATCTTGGTAAGCGTGAGGTAATGATATGAATCCGCTTGACCTTGCTTGGAGTATTCTGAAAAACGAAGAAGATGATGCTAAGCGAATGCAACAAGAAAAGGCATCAGCAGAAATGATGCGTGTTCTTGCTCAACAGCAAGCAAGGAGAGAAGGTGAAAGAGCACAAAAAGAAACACTTGGTCGCCTTGAGCGCAGAGCACTTGATGATGCTGGTGGTCGAGATATGATTGAGGAGTCAAGAAGGCAGGCTGAGCAAGCAGAGTCTGCGGCTGCGGCTACTAAACAGTCGTTTGCTGAAAGACAAAAAGCAATTGAAGAAAAATACGCAAGGTTGTTAGAAGAGCAAAGGAGACGGAGGAGGTAAACATGCCCTCCGTATTCAACACAGGTGAGCGTGCACCACGCCCTTTGTTCCCTGACCGATTGTATTACACAACTGCGCAAAAAGTCGCAGATATTCTACAAGTTCCTTTCCCTGACCCTGTGTCTCTTACAGCCGACTCTAATACAAGCGCTACATCGTTGAAGATTAGTCCATCTGATTATCGACATGTAGGGTTTGAAGTAGGAGATAGCATAGAACTGGCTAGTGATGTGGAACTTGGCGAGACTGTTACTATCACTTCAATTGCTCGTGATGGAACTGATGTGGTTATCTCATGGAGTGGCGGTGTATCAGGTGACTATGATACGGCAGACAACGCAACTGTGCAAAATCTACAATCATTCACCAATGGTAAACGCAAAGGTGTAACCAAGTCACAGGTAGAAGGACTGATTCTGCGCACACAAGATAAGATAGACAACCTTACCAACAACTCATGGAGACCTATGTTACAGACTGCTGAGTATCTTAATTTCGATACATACAAACCCTATCGTCGACGATACTACACTGACTATGTGGGAACAGTGCCACTTTTGTTCAGAAATATTCAACAGGTTTTACGACTTGAAATCTGGCAGGGTCAAGATTACAGAGAGATTGGGGCTGCTGAGGTGCGTCTCAAAGTGCTTGATAACACTCTACTAACCGCTGATACAGACAAGGTGTTCTTGTGTCCGGGTGGTGGTGGTATTGCTACTCTTACCACTGGCACAGGTAACAGTAAGTTTTCTGGTCAATTTGACCCTGTAAGCACAGCACAGCAATTGGCTGACCTAATCAACAAAGATTTGCGCGTAGGTAAGTCTGCTATAGCCTTCTCTCCTTCGTTTACGTTAGAGGATGCTAGTGCAGATGATGGCACAGTTACAGCAAACGTCCATCATGAGTTCCTTGCAAGTGCTAACGCTGACTATGGTGGTGCTCAATTGAAGATTACCAGCATGCGACGTGGTGATGCAGGAGAGAATGCTACGATTGCTGTAACAGACACAAACGCTATCAGTATTACAGGAGCCAATTCTTTTACAGGAACTGTTTCATCTTCTGGTGCAACCACCATTACACTCACTGATGCGTCTGATTTTGCTCCTTATGGGTTAATTACCATTGGCTCTACTGTAGGATACTACACTAGCATTAGCGGTAATGTTCTAACTGGCGTGGCTGATTTAGTAGGAGATGTAAGCGCTGCTGCTACAGGTGGAGCAACAGTCAACCAAACACGGCTGAGTGTAGATTATGTTGGAACAACAACAGGTGATGAGGCTCGTCTTCGTGATTGGTGGGCTGACTATGACCTTGGTGTTATCTATTTCAATAACTCATATCCTTACTTTTCTTGGAATGCAGTAAAAGTAGCATATGTCTATGGTGAGCGATATGTAGAAAAGGCGATTGAAGATGTGTGCACGAAGTTGGTTGCCATGGACTTGATTCTTTCTGATGACCGTAGCGTCCTTATTCCAGAAGGAACACAAAACGTAGACCTTGGTTCCAAGTATCAACTATTCAAAGAGCAAGTGGCTGAAACGCTACCACGCTATACAGAAGTAATGACGGTGTTGTAATGAGTCGTGATGCATTAGAGAAAGCATGGCAACTTGTGCTCAAGAGTAAATACTTACCTTGCGGTCATTGTAAACAAGTTCTTCGTCCTAACGACCCTTGTCCTATGGAAGGCATGAGGCGAGATGGAACTAGATACATACACGCAGCAAATGAATGTGATTATTGGAAAAACAGTCAAAGCACGGGGCGTCTTTCTACAGGATATGGAGACGGACCACTCGCTTACTCCACAATAGATGGCGCTAATGAGTTCCAACAATATAGTCCAGTGAGGGATGAATAATATGTTACCTAAATTGACTGGTAAGTTCATGCGTCCTTTAGTTCAGGCTGCGCGAAAAGCAGCCATATACACAGATTCTGGACGCTCTGTCTTGGTTGCTAACGCACACGCTTACGGTTACGAAGTTAACGGAGACGGAGTCATAGTAACCAAAGACGGTAGACCTTTGTCTACTGAACATGAAGATTACCAATCAATAATTATGCGTGCGCAGAAAGTAGCCGCTGTAACTCCTATGGGATTTGGAGATGAATTACTTGGCGACTGAGGCTATACCACTTATTCAGTCCATCTTGGACACCAACTGGAATCGTGGTAACACCAATCAACGTAAGCCTGTGATACAGGACATTACAACAGTAGACGCAGGTAAAGGTAAGAGGTTCAATCTTGGCCGTAGTGATGCTGTATTCTTATACGAAACAGCGCACGGAGAAGAACAACCTGAGTTGTTCTATGACTTCGTGCACACTCGTGTAAACGTGAGCGTAGATATACGAACAATGGAAGGACGTGCGCAGTTAGAAAAGATGGAGGACGAGGTGCGTCGTATTGTTCATCTTAAGAGAAAAGGCGATGGAACTAACTTCGACCGCCTACTTTACAAAAACCGCACAGATTTGTCCGATAGGACCAAGAGACTTCACAGAATGACCTTTCAGATAGAAATAGTCATATTCAGTGAACTTATCGCATAGGAGGAAGCGCATGCCATCGACAGTATACAAGGGTGATTTAGCAGAGGTCACGTTCGGCCATGAGACAGGGATAGTGCTTTCGCACGGACACTTTGGAGGTCTCGCTTTCAGCATCGCTACCAGTGAGGATGTAAGCACAATTACATTTTCTGGAGCAAGTGCTGGTTTCTTTGATAGTTTAAGCCAACTTAAGTATCCAAAAGGAATGCTGGCTGGCTCTCGATTACGAGTTATTGGAGAAGGAAACTACAACCTAGATGATTTTGGATTAGGTCATATTTACACTATTGTTGAAAACAGTGGAACAACCATCAAAGTCACTCCTGCGATGAAAGAAACAGGAGCCTCTGCAAGTGGAGACACTCTCGTCATAGAAAGCCTTGCGACTCCAACCCTCGATTCTGGGATGGCATACGATGATGGAGCCGATGCGTCTGATGAAACTGTTCTTACAGACCAGTTTGTTGGTCTCGCTGCTACTCTTTCTGTTCCAGAGACGACAGTAGAGGTTCTGCGCAGTCATGTAGTCGGTGTTGGCCGAAACGTAGTGGTTCAAGAACCTCAAAAAATTGTGAACTCAGGTGGCTCTATCGAAACTATGATGCATAGTGCTCGTTGGTTATACTATTCTCTTGGTTCTGAGGCAGTAAAAACACCTAGCGCTTTACATAGTGATGATAGCGGTAGTGTTGATAGTGGTGCTAACACTAAGGCTATTTCAGCAGGTGACTCATACATTGAGTTTAGTGGAAGTGTAAGTGGAGGTATGCCTTCTGTAGGTGAGTATGTTTTTATTGATGATGCGACTGCTGTTTTAACACCTTTCCAAGCAGAAGGAACAACTGCATTCCCAACAGGTTCAGAAACTCAATTCCATACTGTTGAAAGTAACGAAATACGACGAGTTATCGCTGTAGATACAACTGTTAGTGGTGCTCATAGAATACATGTCGATGACCCTTTTTGTTTTGACCATGCTTCAACTGGTAGTGCTCCTGTAGTGAAAAAGTTGGCTTTTGATGCTTCTTCAACAAACGGCTCACCAGATTTTGATGCTACTTCTGCATCTTTTGGTAACATTACAAATCGTCAAACTCGCGCTCTTTTTACAGGAAGTCGTCTTCCGTCGTTTGCTCTTGAACAAAGTTTGCGTAGTCGTGATATAGGTTCTTATGGTGCAGAACAAACGTCCAACGCTCCAAACTCTACTAGCGATAGTAAACAGTTTACCCGTGTTTTCCGTGGATGCAAAGTAAAGTCATTTGAACTTAAGGCTGATGCTGAGGCAGCAGTCATGATGAAGGTAGACTTTGATGCTTTATCTGCTTATACTGATACTGGTCGTTTAGAAACAGAAGCCGCTACTGGAGCGATTACTTGCGCTGATGGTGACGCTGCACATGGTATGGCTAAAAACACTAAAATTAACATCGTTAGCACAGATGGCACCAGTGTAGATTACATCATTTCAGCGACCAATGATAGCGGTGCTGCGCATTTATCTGCAATTACTGGTGCTTCTAATGTTGGTGGTGGCACCACAGCAACATTAACTGCTGGGGCTGACCGAGCAATAGCAGTTGGCTTTGACGTTAGTGGTGGAACAACCCAAAATGCGTTCCTTGTTCTTCTTAAGGCTGCTATTGAACATGCTAACGGTCATGGTGGAAAAATTGTAGTTGGTAGTGTTCCCGTGCAAGCAAATGGAAACCAATCTATCACATTAACTCAGAATACTGGTGGTGCATCAGGTAACACTACAATAGCAGAATCCATAACCAATATTACTGCTACCAGTTTTACTGGTGGTGTAGATAAGAGCGGTGACCGATATACTGCTCATCGAATGTTTGAGAACACTGGTAATAGCGTTATCAACCGCAAAAAATCGGGTATTGCACCAAACACTGAGAAACCATTCTTCTACTACAACGGAACTATTACTGCTTTCGGTATTGCTCTTGCGCAGATTACAAACTTCTCTTTAAGTGGAACCAACGGTATTCAAACACTTTACACTGTGCGCGGCAATCCATTACAAGAAACTCGTAATGTAAGTGGCGAATCTACTGAACAAGTTCCTTTTGCTGGTTCTCGAAACGCAAGTCTACAAGTTGAGGGTAAAGTCGAGTATGAGATGAATCTCGGCATTATCGTTACTGACCCGTTATTGTTCCATGAGTTCCGCACTAACCGCACTCACGGCTTTTCAGAGCCTATTACTCTACACCTTGTAAAGAACGGGGCTGGAGCAAGTCGTGAAGAAGTTCGTATCATCATTGATGATTACATTCTTAGTGAGGCTCCTCTGCAAATACCCGAAGATAAAGGACCAATTAAGAGTGATTTGAAGATTTTACCAAAGCATGTGAAGGTAGTTTCACACGACACACTATTACATTTCTAAGGTGATAAAATGAGAAAAGGTATGACTCTTGGTGAAAAAAGACCGTGGATAGTAGACGAGTCTGAACCAGAGGAAGAAGTCATCGAGAAGAAACTCGTTGAAGAAGTATTCGACCCAGAGGCTGCGGCTGTAGAAGATAACCCATTTCCAGAAGAGATAGTCTCTGATGAAACAACAGAGGTAGAGGAAGTTCTACCTGATTACAATTCCATGACTGTAGAGGAACTACGTGCGCTTTGTCGTGCTAAGGGCCTCAAGGTCGCAGGAAACAAGGCGGACCTCATAGAACGCCTATATGCGGAAGAAGCCCCCTCGGAAGAGGCTGCTGAACCCGTTGAAGATGCCCCCTCCGAAGAGGTAGCATCAGTTGAGGAGAACACCGAAGAAGGTGAAGTAAGTGAGTCTGGAGGAAATGCAACAGAAGAAGTTAGTAAGTGATGTGAACGCCCTATTGGTCCGCAGTGCAGCGGAACCACACGACATCCCTATCGGGGATGACGAATACCTTAGAGTATGGGTTAAACCCGTCACGTTTCTCCAGAAGCAACGAGCCATCAAGGAAGTAGTTTCTCTCAACGGAACCACTGGTGAGGTCGCAATTGACCTAGAAGGATATTGGAAGCACATGCTAACTACTTGCATCGATAGATGTGAGCCACAGATAGGAAAAGCACAGATGCTTTCTTTACGCCCCGACATTCTTGAGAAGATTACAGGTCTTCTACCACAACCACAGGACCTTATTGCAGGCCCTTTGGAAGATGGGGAGAGCGAGTAGAATCGGTCTCCCAGTTTATGAGAGGTAAAAATAGCGACATGGGTTTAATCATGGAATCCATGCAGTATCTTCTGATGAAACACTATGGTTTGAGCATGTCTGATTTGAAACAATTAGACGAAGATGAGTTTGAGCAAATGTTCGCTTGGGCTGCTGCTGCGGAAGAAATCAAGGCAGAAGAAATAGAGAAAGCAACCGCAGAGTCCAAGAGCGGTGCCCCTGTAGCGGGAACAAGTGGGCCGATGCCGTATAGTAAAGGGTGGTAATAATGGCAGATGACCCACTAAAAGAAATCCAAAGTCTCACCGAAAAGGTTGAGATTTACAAAGAAAAACTTGAGGATTTAGGGGACGTAGTTAATTTTCTTCAAGCAGATAATAACAAGTTGGCTAACTCTCAGGGGGTTATTGAAACTCAAACAGCAAAACTTAGTCAGTTGTATAAGAGAAAAACACAGACACTCAGGAACGTAGGCCAAAGTATGCAGAGATTGGTTGCACTCACAACTAAAAGATTGTTGGTAAGTAAGAAACAAGAACAGCAACTAAAAGATAGCACACCAAAACTGACCAGATACGCCTCTGTTCTTCTCAATATGACGCCTGTAATGAAAGTGGCTACAGATGCTACTACTTTCCTTACTGGTGCTTTCCAAAGCAACAACAAGGTAGTCAACATGTTAGGAAGCAGAATGGCTGTTCTAGCAGGAAGTATGCTTGGTTTCATCGGTATAGCACTAGCAGTATCAATAATATTAGGAACTTTGAGTTTGGCTATACAAGGAACAGAGTCTCCTCTGTATGAAACAACATCTGCTATGGATGGCACGAGTGCTGCGGGAACAACACTGCATAGTATAGTGGAAGGTGTGATTATGATATTCCAAGGTGAAGGAGAAGGGGGGCTTGTAGGCGCATTGAACGTCGTGGCTGCTACGTTTACCATAGCCACAGCAGCAGCGATACTGTTCGGGTCTACTGCTGCGATTATTGTTGCTCCGGTATTACTTGCTATTGGAGCCTTTCAACTCATTAAACAAGCAACAGATAACTTTGCTTTGTCTCTTACTGGGGCTATTTCTACTTTGTTGGTGGCTGGTGCTATTATTGCAACCAAAGGCGCTGTTCTAACTGGTGGTATCGCAACAGCAGCCACCACATTAGGCGGATTTATCGCAGCAGTGTTGCTTGGTGTTGGTTTAATTGTTGGAGCAGTTACTGGTTTCGTGGCTGTATTGATGGGTTATGGTTCTACAATAGAAGCAATCATCATTACTGTTGTGAGCGCAGTTGCTCTCGCTGTTGGTTTCATTATACTAGGTGTAGCCGCTATTCCAGCCGCTATAGTCGCTGCTGTAGTTGCTATAGTTGTGTTAATAATACGTTTTAGAGATGATATTAGAAACTTCTTTGTGGGTATAGCCGAGACTGCCTCAGATGGGATAACTAAGTTTAGAAGCAGAATTGAAAAAGGAATAAAAATACTAAAAATATTCATAGAACTTTTTGTTGCTAGAAAAAGAAAACAACTAGACGATGCAATAGCATACATAAGAGCAGTTCCGGGTAAAATAAGAGATGGTTTATTGAATGGAATGAGAAGCGTTGCTAAAGGTCTAATTAACATTATTAACAATTTCATTGGAGCGGTAAATAAATTAGAGATACCAGATTTTATTCCAAAAATAGGCGGTAAATCACCAAATATACCTCTTTTACCTATACCTGCAATGGCGAAAGGAGGGGTTGTGAGCACACCAACACTAGCAATGATAGGTGAATCGGGACCTGAGGCAGTTGTTCCGCTCAATAGAGCCTCTCAGTTTGGTAAGAACAACGTAACAGTGAACATTAACGTCTCAGGAGTCACAGACCGTAGCGATAAGAGAGCCCTAGCACGAGAAATTAGTGATATTATTGCTCAAGAAATGCGAAGAAACGGTGGCTCACCAACAAGGGGGCGCTTCTGATGGTTGGAATACGCCTGATTAAGCAAAACTCTGAGATTGTAAACATTGATGCCATCGATTTTACGCTTGATTTTAAGAAAAGCGTAACCCCTTTCCCCCTTCCACACACAGGTGAGCGCACTGGTTTCGATAATAACAGGGTAAGTGCTGTTATTCGTGTAAATGCTATACTCCGAGATGACGATTGTAGTGGTTTGGACCCTACAGGTAACGCAGCAGAGGCAACATTAGACTTTAGTTCAAAGGCTGTGAGTGTATCTACGACAGAAGACGCTGCAAGTAACTTGTATCTATCAGCAGATGGGGGAGATGTTCCAATTGCGGATTTGAACGGTAAACAATTCAAAGTTCAAAGCACACATCTTGCGTCTTTATCGTCTTCAACGACTATATTCGTAAAGTTTGATACAAGCACTACATCTAACAGTGTTTCAGGAATGACTCTTACAGTAGGAATTAATGGATTAACTACTGGAGCAGAGGTTGCTACTAAAATGAATGCTGCAATGACGGGACACACTGGAACATTCAGCACAAATGTTACTTCTACAGGAGGAAACACCTTTGGCTCTGCTTTTACTGTGAGCATAATTAACGGTTTCAATGCATCTGTATCTGGAATTAAGTTAGTCCAAAAAGAAGCAGGGGCTGGTGGAAATACACCTATACATCTTAACTTAGGAGAAGGATTGAACTTTAGAACAACTGGTTTTAGTGGTGGTTCTGGTCATAATTGTAAATCTGCTGGAGATAAAGCGCAAGACCTTATTGCAAATGTTGCTAATAGCAATGTAACAGGCGCAATGGGGGCTGTTATCAGAACTGATGCTACTGACCCAGAAAGTGGTTTAGGTCAAGCAATAAACTATACCAGCAACACTGATGATGACTATATCATAGGTATCCAAATACCTTACAATTCGCTGGTGCAGTCAGATTTAGCATCGACAGACCCTGATGGATACGCTGTTAGAAACTTCCTTATTATTACAGGAGCAGTTACAGCAATCCAACAGGGAAGTTCTGCGAACAATCTTCCTGCATCAAGCACTTTTGATTTTAACAATAAAATGACTGGTATCAGTGGGACTGTTGTTGGTGTTACACTCACATATGATGCTGGTGAAACCATCTATGGTGCTACAATTGATTTCCAACCATTAGATTTCATTGCAGGTTTGTGATACTATGACGGTTATTGGGGAAAGCAGTCATGCGTTGTTCTTTAACGGCGTTAGCGACTCAATTATTTGTCCCCAAACATCGTTCTCCTCGACAGGTTTGAACACTGCTGGTGCAAGGTCATCAGCACCAGCGATGGGAGAAGGTGGTAGAAAGACTGATTCTACTCAAGGCATATATTCATTTCAATCGTTTACTGTTGAAGGATGGGTTACTCCTGATTGTGGTGGTGTAGTTGCTGTAAAAGATGACTTATTTGAGTTAAGAGTAGGAGATGTTCATCAACCCGGCGCTGCGTCTTTTTCTGTAAGCATTACAACTAAATCGGGAGAAGCAAGGCAGATAGTCTGCTCTACTTTTGTTGGTGGTTCCGGTGTAAAATATCCTACAAACACAGCCTCTTTCATTACAGCAGATAATGAGATATCAAAGCACACTCGGGAACTTCTCCACGTTGTAGGAGCATACGACGGCACTAGAGTAATGTTGTTTGTAAACGGAGATATGGTAGCGTTTCAAAGCGTTCCAGAAGGAAGTCGCGTAGATAACAACGATAACGACCTATTCATAGGAGGTCGAGGCGGACAATACAGAGGTTTCATTGAAGCATTGCATTGGAAGTTAGGGTTTGAGCAGGGCAGTGTTAGGAAAAGAGGAGTATACAAAACATCCAAAACTCTAGGATTATGGAGGTTTGAAGAGCCAATACAAGTCGACTCTAATCTCTTCTACATCATGTCTAATGCGTCCGAAGCAGCGACTACGTTAACTCTTGATGCTACTCAAGTGCAAACGCTTTACCGCATTATTTCTGGTAAGAGTGACTCCTTTAGTGGCACATACACGCTACCCTCTCTTGGTAATTATCAAGTGTTCAATACTGCTCATAGCGGTGGTGCTCAACTCATTAGTATTGCACACACCACACACAACTTACTCATCAACCCAACATGCACAGATACGCGCACAGGTGAGGCTAACAGTAAGGCTCCTGAAAGAGTTCGTTTGTTATCTTTGAATGATGCAGGAACTATCACAGTAAACAGTATTCATTTGGATTTTGATACCACTCCCGATAGTGGTGCTCGTGGTATTCTTAGCGGTCGCACCGCTTACAATGCAACCAACGGAATCGCTAACGACAGCACGATGGTTTTAGTCAAGTCTGACTTACTTATTGATTCAGGTTCAGGTAAACCACTACAACCAATTGGTCTTGGTTCACAGGCTATCGACAGAACAGGTGGTATGGTAATCGATGAGAGTAACAACAAGAATCACGGATTCATCTTCTCTCGTAGAATTAGTATTGGTAATAGTAACAATCCTTACACGGTTAGTGCAGGTAATTGGTCTCACGGAGAAAGTTTCCAATCAGGACATACAGGTCGTCACTTTTACTCACACCGAACAGGACATAGATATCTCACAGTTCTACCTGAAAGCGAAAACGAACAGATAACACGAACCATGGACGGACTTGCTGATAGCGCCATGGTAAACTTTGTTGGTCATGGTGAAGGCATTGGTTCTGCTCTTCCTATCAACAGTAAAGTTTCAGTTTACAGAGAAGCGCTCAGAGGAAAACCAATAGATGTCGTAACATCATCTACTGTCGTTCAAGTAATAAGAAACGGACTTGTTGGTATAACTGCATCAGATGATGATATTATTGCAATAGGAGGAAGTGGGTTTGATGTTACTCCTTTTCTTCTCAAAGGTCATGGGACTAAGAATGTCGTAGCGACTGATGATGTATACAATCTTCATCTTACTCCTGAGTCAGAGTCAAGAGTTGCAATATTAGAAACAGGAGACAGTGACTTCCCATACATCGAAATCCATTACAACGCTGTTGACCTTCTTGGAACTACAATGGGCACCTCTGGACCTTGTCTTATCGTAGAGAAGACTGTTCCACACGCTGGTGCTCTCATTAACAGTAAGAGGGTAGGAGCCACTATCGCATCATCTATATCTTCGGGTCGAACTTTGCATGCTCCCGGTGGAGTCATAATCATACCTGAGGGAGATATAGGAAACAACCCACAAGCGTTGGACTCTCACAAGTTAGTGGGAGACAATACAGGTGGTTCTCAAAATGAGATTGAATTGGATTTGAGTAAATTACCTTCAAACTATACACCAAGTGTTGCTACAGACCCTGCTAACAGCGGACCCATAGCAGTAAACATAAACGCAGATACTGTATCACATCCATCTGTCTATCACAAGATGATAATTCATGCAGCATCTGATAGAAAAGAATCAATCGATTTAGGAGCATCATCTTACAAGATGACTGCTGTATCAGGAAATCTAGGAACTAC